CAACTGCAATCCTGCACACACGCTGGGCAACTCAGGGTTCGCCAACTATTAACGACAACAACCACCCAATTCCGCGTGGCAAAATCGTACTCACTCACAACGGACACATCGCCAACGATGACCAACTGTTTAAACAACTCAAGGTTGACCGCATCGGTCAGGTAGACAGCGAGGCTGTCGCGGCATTGCTTGCCTTTACCAAGGGTCAACATCCTGCCGAGGTATTAACACGCATCCAAGGTAGTGCTGCATTGGCTTGGATTACCCAAGACCAAGGCGACACCTTGCACCTTGCTCGTGTATCTAACAGCCCACTGTGGATAGGTCAAACCCTTACTGGTTCGCTGGTTTATGGTTCAACAGAGGAGACAATCGAGAACGCAGGCATCATGCTTGGTTCAGATTTAGACTGGTCATACTCAGCCGAGGAAGGCGAGTACTTCAAGGTCAAGAACGGAAAGATTATTGAGCATCAAAAGTTCAAGCCTTACCGCTCAGCAATCAGTCACGACTGGCGCAAGTACGCAATCGGAAAGTATGAGGATGAGTTAAGCGAGCATGCAAGTTACTATGACTCGCACCTATTCTAAGATTCGGTAGCATGCCCCAGCATCACCGATAAAGAAAGCCCCTGCTTCGGCAGGGGTTTTTCTTTTGCATTAGCACTCGCATCCAGAGACTGCTAATCACATAGCGTTTAAACAGTACAAAAGTTGACACCCAAGTATGTGTACTGTTATTTAAATGTTTAAACAGTGCAGGAAATTACTCCAGGAAATCTGGTGGTGCATGCTGTTTAAACAATGGTACTTGACACGGATGGTAAGGTAGGTTTTACCGCAGGTAAAACTAAAAGATAGATGCGGTTATGTTTAAACAAAAAAATAATTTAAAAAAGTTTTCAAATGTACTTGACACGCATTGCATACAGTATGAGATGATTCTTTCTGTAAGCAACCTTGCTTACCAAATAGATTGGAAACTAGATTCAAATGTTAACTTCAACAGACCTATTCGCTATCGTGATTCTGCTATTCGTATTGGTAGGAACACTCATCGCTCTTATCGTGGGCAACCATGCATTAAGTAACGACAACAAGAACCTACGCAGAACAATTAAAATCTTGAAGGATGCACAGAAGGTGGGCAAGTAAATGGCAGTGGCAAAACGAGACCCTGTAAAGGTACGGATACATCAGAAGGCACAGCAACTAGCGGTTAAGCACCTATGCCACAAGTACCATGATGAGTACACAGCAAAGTACCGAGCGCTTGTCATTGAAATGGGTGGCAGGGTGCATCCAACCAAAGCAGAACGCATCGCTAATCTCAAGCGACAGATTCAAGAACTAGAAAGCGAGGGTGTTTAAACATGGATGAGTTAGAAGTTTTGCGGGCGGAGTACAAGAGGGCACAAGAGAACCCTTTATTCGATGACCCAAAATTATACTGTGTTTTACTTGACCTAATCCAAGCAAGGATTGACGAGATTGAGGTGCGCTATGCCAACTACTAAACAAACCTACCAAGGCTGGGCAAACTACGAGACATGGAATGTTGCACTCATTATCAACAACGAGTACAAACTTTACCTATCAGCCCTTGACTTTATGAAACTATACAAAGGTGCCACCCCATACAAATCATGGGTCGAGCATGCTGGATTAACAGAGAAAGAAACTGTTGACAGTGTGCCATTCATTGACGATAAACTATCTTACGCAGAACTAAATCAAATGATGAAGGGATTGAACTCATGACAACGCTGTGGAAAGCAGAGGTTACATCCGAGATGGTGGCACACCTCAGTGAGGACAAGAAGGTAGAGTTTTTTAAGGCTCTATCAGATGCTGTTAACGCGATTGGCGCAGAGTTAGAAGTCGGTCGTGAGTTTAAACATGACTCCAAGTAAGGTAGTTATTAAAAGAACACAGATAAAAATAAAGCAAACCATAATCAAAGGAGACGGACAGATGCCCAAAGGTGCAGTGCTTTACCCCGATGGAACCTATGAAGAAAAGGATTTCAATGGACTCAAAGACATGCAAGGCGCAGTCAATGGGTTGATTGAGATTGTTCACATGTACGATTACTATGGAGATGAAGTACTGACAGGCTATGTAAATGAGGAAGGCATCCTGCTTGGACTACCACTGAACACAGTGGCGAGCGCGTTGTCTTTCATGTTCGGCAATAACCCAATGATGCTTGGCAACATGATTGTGCTAGGCAAGGATGATGGAGAAGGCAATGACACAGACATACCGCAGGACATCCTCGCGTTCATCAAGAAAGTATGCGCGGACAAGAACAAGATTGAAGCAGAGTATGAACCGACTAACGCCTAGCGGTAGGTTGTGGCTGGTCACAGTCATCGTGTTCGTATTAGCAATCGCATTATTTCCCCGCGATTCCAAGTCAGTGATTCCGTTTAAACACTCACCGATGTCAGGTCAAGTTGTTGCGTATTACACAAACGACTACCAACGCTACGCCATAGACCAACTCACCAAAGATGGACGGCTTGAACAGTGGTCATGCCTGCATGATTTGTGGACACGAGAGAGCAACTGGCGACCAGCAGCATTGAACAAGGAAAGCAAAGCAGCAGGCATCGCACAGTTAATGCCAGTCACATGGGGCTTGGTTGGACACAAGCAAACAGAGGACGGATACTTACAAGTGGATGCAGGGCTTGCGTACATTGAAAGAAAATATGGAGGCAATATCTGCAAGGCGTATGCTTCTAGTCTTTCAAGAGGATGGTACTAGGTGGTACCCAAACTATCCAGCACGCCTAAGTTCCACAGGATAATGCAACAAAAAGTTATAGATGGGTTGAAATACTTTCGGCTTAACTACAACGGAGAAGTTATGTCAGAGGGTGCATGCCGAGGTTTAAACACAGAGATGTTTTATCCCGAGGTTGTACAGTTTACAAAGGTTGAGACAAAGTTCTATGAAAATCTATGCAAGGACTGCCCCATTGTCAGTGCTTGCTTGGAGTGGGGCTTGGCTCATGAAAGGTATGGGGTATGGGGTGGCACAACACCCGATACTAGAACAACGCTTCGTAGGAAGTTAGGTTGGGCAATGACAGACCCAAATAACTTTACCGATTCGCTAGTTCGTTCGTAGTCTGATAGGCTACAACAGAGAAGCACCGCTTGAGGTTCCAGTCCCTCGCGGTGCTTCTTCTTTTATGCCAAGTTAATTTCTTTTTGCTTAGCCAACATAAAGACTTCATCGGCTAGGTCATCAAGGTTGCCATGATTAAGAATCAAATCATCAAAGCGCCAGTTATCCATTGCAGTTTCAGATGCATGTAAGTTCACAGGCTTGTGTCCTTCACGCTGTACACGCCACACTTGCCCACCTCTTTTGATGATGGCTTGTGCTTCATTAGGAAAGCGAACATCAGCAAACACAACGCGCTCTTGCTGCACTTGTTTAAACGCTAAGTCAACCCAGAAGTTTTCGCCAAACATTTCTCTACCAACTTCGGTGCCAAACACTTGTAACAAACGGCGCACCTCAGGGTTAGTCTTGGCTACATCCCAACCATAATCATTCACCAGATGAGCCAGAGGTTCATGGTTGATAGTAGGGTTTAAACGCAACAGTGCCTCACGCATTGGGTCAGCAAATGATACGCGCTTGTATCCATAATTCAAACACAACAGTTCAGCAACTGTATCCTTACCACTGCGTGCGTATCCACTCAAACCAATAATCATTCTTGTTCCCTCACCTCTTGTCGTGCTTCTGCGTTAGTGCGATTGCGCCTACGCCCATACCATACGGGTGCTTCGCCACCTAATCTATCTTGCAACTTAGTCAGCGCTCTCTTGACACGCTTGCGTATGGCTTCCTCTGTTGCTTGGTATTCCTCAGCCAAAGCATCAAACTCCATGCCACCATCAGCGTATCTTAGCCGCAGCAACGCCTGGTCTGCATCGTTTAAACGCTTTAGCCCTGCCGCTACATCAGATAGCAAAGCCATTCGGTTGCCACCTTCTGCTGGCTTGCTTGACTTAGACACATACTCATTGCTTAAGTCTGCTGTATCTGTCCACCCTTCATGATTCCACACATCACGCAACAGTTCATGCAGTACCTCATGGGTGTAGTAAAAACTGTCAGACATAGGCGTGCGTGAGTGGTGCATGCGTTCTTTTGCAACATACTTCTGTGCTTCATTGTAGAAAGTACGGCGCAATTTAAACTTCAACGACTCTTGCTGTTCCCATTCTTCTATCTTGTGCCAGTGTTCTAATGCCCACAAAGATAGGTGTTGGTACACATCATCAGTAGTTACAAGTCCACGATGGATGCGGTTACTGCGCGATGCAACCTGTCGTGCTGTGCCATAGATAGTTTCCCAAACTTTATCTTGCTCATCCATCTTTGGGTTCTTCCTTCTCATTCTTTAACTTACGCATTGCTGTTAACAAATCATCTACTGTAATCAAGTAACCCTTGCTTTTATTCGGGGGAATCTCGCATGTTATCTCGCGCCCAAACTCTTTAATGGCATACAACACATGGCTTGTTGGTACCATGAGCACACCCTTTTCTAATACAAATGCCCAGTATGCAGCCTCAGTAACCATGATGCCCGATGGCTCCCATGATTTAGACTTCATAAACCAGCACTCAACTTCAATGTAAAGATTGTTAGTAACCCACCATTTGCGGTCACGCTTGACTTCTATAGTCTTGCCTTCGGTTAACAGTTCTTCTACTAACTGCTCGCCTTTTCTGCCGTATCCAAAGTCTAAATCAAATGATGAGTTCTTTGCCATGTTTAAACACCCGCTCGTTTATGTAGTCCTTCTGCGCCCTCGGCGAGGAACACATCATTCACATCACAGTTCTCAGGCATAAAGATTGGGAACACATTGTCAAGTTCACGAGTGATTGTCTTAGCCATCTCCTTGCCAGCGTTGTCGCCATCACAAAACAACATAATCTTTTCCCAGTCCGCAAGGACTCGTGTATAAAACGGCTTCCAGTTGTTAGCACCAGGCAAACCAACAGCAGCAAAGCCCACTTGTGTGGCAATCATCGTGTCAATCTCACCTTCACAAATGACCAGCACATCAGAGTCTGTATTCAATGCAGCCACATTAAAAATGTGTGTGCTTGCACCAGGTCTTGATAGATACTTCGGTCCGCTATCTGCGTTTAAACTGCGGAAGCGTATGTCAATTACTCCTGATGGTGTCAGGTATGGGATAGCCAACTTACCTTGGTATGGTTCGTGCCCTGTCTCAGGATTCTTTACGAAGCCGAGGCGGAACATAAGTGCTGTCTCCTTGGTTATACCGCGACTCTCCAGATATGGAGCCACCTCGTCTAGGTTTCTTTCGTAGTTCTCTGTTGCTTTCGCCAGTAATTCCCTCTGCGATTTCGAGAGCCTTGACATAGGTAACTCCTTCTTTCTTCATAATGAGTGAGTAGACATCACCAGACATCTCGCATGCAAAGCAGCGGAAACCACCGTTGTCTATGTTTAAACGCGCTGACTTAACCTTATCATTGTGGAAGGCACAGCGCACTGTTACCCAACCACCACGATTAGTTGGTACTGTAAATCCGTAGTGTTCTAGTACTTTAACGATGTCATGCTTAGAGTTTTGGGAGTGCATCACGGAGCCTCTGTACGACATACGACTCTCCAATCCCCTTGTTGCTTGCCTTGATAATTACCAATGGCGATGGTGCAAGCACCAGTCTTTTCTGCACACGATAGTTCTCCGCTTCAATCTCAGCCTCACGCAACCATCCGCTCAAATCAATACGACCATCACGGCGTGGTGCCTTTGCTTCAATAACATAGCCATCTGTGTTAGCAGGAAGGTAGACATCACCGATGTCATTGCGCCCAGCACGAGGCAAACGCTGTGCGTTTAAACCCTGTGCCATAAGCCAGTCTGCTAGTTCAATCTCAAATGCTGCGCCTCTGCGCTTGTTACTCGCTTGCTGTGTTGGCATTTTGCTGATTCCTTTCTGCGCTTTCAATGGCTGCCCAGTAGAGGTTGTAATAGTTATCATCAAAGGAAAAGCGTTTCATGTGCTTGACCAATGCAGCAGTGTTAGCAACTACTGGCACACCAGCAGCCTTAACCTTACGGAAGAAAGCGATGTCCTCACCAATAAACTGTTCACCGCTTGCGTTGTTTTCTGCAAACACAAAGTCAGACTCACCAAACTTTTCATGCAGTGCCTTGATAACAGACTTGTGCATCAGTACTAAGCCCAACCCTGCATGGTCTACCTTGATTACTTGATTGCGTGGCAGTGGATGCTTGTACTTAATCTCATACTCACCATTGCCTTCATCAAAGATGGCAGGCATAGGTTGCATCAGTGAGTTCTCCATCTGCTTAGAGATAAAGTACACACCGCTTACGATAGGTCGAGCAATCTTGTCAGCGGTATCCCATAAAATCTTGACAACCTCTTTGGTAAGTACGATGTCGGAGTCAACCCACAACGCCCAGTCAGTGCCAACCTTGCCCCACATTTCAAATGCAGCCTGTCGTTGGCGAGCAATCTGATTACCCTGTACACGGATAGCGTTATGGAATGGCACCTCACCAGTGATGATGCTGTATACCAAGCCCTCTGTGAACTTGCC